TGGCCGGGTGTCAACTCTCGATAGTTTTCGACGCCGATTTCGCTTCCGTCACGCAATGCGCTGCGGCCAAGCTCGATCGCTTCTCTGTTTTCCGCAGCCGTTCCCCATGTCTGGCGGGCTTCACGGTAGACGAGATTGGCGGTTGGGTTTCCATCGGCATCGACGCGGTGCACCGCATTCAAGAGATCGTTCTTAAAGCGCGTCAATTCTCGGACAAGGTTGCCCTGCCCCTGTCTCTGCGCCCCTTCTATCATGTCGTCTAGCTGCTGCTTTGAGGCATCGAACCTCGAGATGTTGTCGACGGCCCGACGTTGTGGAAATTCGTTCCGGAAGAGGCTAATCGCGCGGTTTAATGCCCCCCGGAATTCTCCGCCGTAGTCTTGAGCGCGCAGTGCCATGCCATCCAAGACAGGCTGCAAATCGAACGGCTCACTATTCTGCCGGGCCTGTTCGTAAAGCTGTCGGCCGCGGCGAGCCTGGTCTTCTGCAATCTGCCGCTCGGTCTGGCGCGCTGTATTGGATGATCTCGCAAGTAAAGCGCGCTCGGTCGCATCCATGACCCGGGCTGATTGACCCTCCGGAGCGGCATTGGGCTGGCGCGGTCCAAACGGATTTACAGGACCGCGTTGGCGAGATTCAAGAGCATCACGAATGACGTTCCCGGCTTCTCCACCCTGTCGGTAGAGACTGCCCGTCAAGCGCTGCATCGCGTCCGAAGTATCGGCCAACGTCTCAGGTAATGTGGCTGTGCTGTTCGCGTTCAGCCGCGCATCGACAGCTTGCCCACGTTGGAGGTCTAGGCGCTTTTGTGCCGGGGTACTGCCTTCGCGTTCAATGCGACGCGCAAGAATTTCATCGGCCGCTTCTTCGGGGCCATGCCTGAATCGGGTTAGTGTCGGATTTAGAGCGTCAGCCGCGGCTCCAACGGCTCGTGTCGCGAGCGCTCCTCCGATGGGAAGAAGGCCCCCAATGGTTGCGCCGCCTGTCGCTCCCGCTTCGGCCGAGTTGAGGCGATTACTAAAATCGCCTTCTCCTCGAGCGAACCCTTCCTCCGCACCAACGGCCCCGCCAAGCGCTGCACCCTGTCCGATACGTCCTGCCAAAGTTGCAGCCGGCGCTATACGGCTAAAGACAGGCCCAGCCGCCACAGCACCGGCTGCGAGTTGACCTGCAGCGGCTTCAGCCGGTCTAGCCGCCTCAGCTTGCCGCTGGCGGGCTCTTTCAAAAGCTAGGGCTTCATCATAGGGCATACCCAAATGGCCGTTGGTGACCGCGTTTAGGCCGCCCTGAATGCCTGCCGTTGCTTCATCCAAAAAGCCGCCGACTAGGGGAATACCGATTGCTGCGTCCGGATGCTGGTCTAATCCGGCGTTCCGAAGTTTCGTGACGCGGTAATCGGCCCAGATGTCGTGCGCTTTTTGCTTTTCGGTCTCAGGCAGTGCGTTGATGCTTTTCCGGACATCGTCATCCGGCTTCGTCATGTCAATGCCGAAATCAAGCTGAGCGAGTGTTGCCGGATCTCTAACCGCGGAGATTTTCGGTGCTTCGGGTGCGGCTGCCGGTGCCGCGTCCAGAGCAGAAATCAGCGTTGGGTCGGTCACTGGTTTCATTGTTCGTACCACTGACCATTGATTTTCTGATACGTCTTGCCGTTGATGGTTTTGGTTTCCGGTGCGGATGATTCTGGGGTAGCGCCGTCAAAAGTGGCCTGTGCTCCCGAGCCCGGTTTATAGAACGTGCCACCTCTGAGAGCGTTGGCGCGTTCTTCATTCATACGGAGACGCGATTCCGCAGCACGGCGAGCCCGAGCAAAGATTTCGGCACGGACCGCCTTTGGCTGACTCGATGATCCCTGCAGATCGAGGAGAATCTTACGCTCGCCTTCCGTTGGGTTTCCGCCGAAGACAGCCTTCAGCTGCGTCAAGGCTTGCCCAACGACGGCATTGTCAAGATTGCTCGTCGCTTCCGAACTTTCTGGGCTCGAAATGAAATCAGGAACCATGAGATCGGGCAGATTATTTCCGACGAATGCGCGTGCCCCGGCGCCAAACCCAGCGTTGGCTTTGTCGTTCAGCTTCGACGCTTCATCCAATGCCTGCAACACGGCCTTATTGGTGCCGATCATGTCGTCGGCTTCAAGGATGGCTTTCTTGTCTGTCGCGGTAAGCGCTTGCTGATCCTCACGAGGCATTTTGCCGGTGAGGATATACGAACGTCCCGCATCTGAGTTTGGATCAAGACCAAACTGCTGTGCTGCCGCTGCGCGGCCGGCCGGGGTCGAAACGTCATTGGATTTGGTGCGCAATGCCTCGATCTGCGCCCGCTTGTATTCCTGATCAAGTGGATCTTTCGGAGCCGGGAGCTGACCAGCCAGAACGTAAGATCGGAATTCAGGGGTGTTCGGCTGTAGGCCAAACTGAACAGCCTGCGCCGCTCTGACCCGATACTCTTTATTCGGATCGTCCGACAGCGCTTTGACCTTCGTCTCTAGCCCCATGTTCTGAAGCTCTGGAACGGGCGAACCGATTAGAGCTTTTGAGAGAGACGGAATGTCGGTCGCGTTGGCCGCGTTCTTGATGCCCTGTGCCCGGAGCGTCTGATTGTTCTGCAAGGCTTCATCAGCACCGCCTTGAACGAAATTCCCGCCAACGGCTCTGAGAGCGTTCCCTAAAATCCCGGCCGAGCTAAAAGCGCTTCGGGCTGGCTGCTGGCGTAGCGCATCGGCAAGGCGAAACTGCTGGGAAACCTGCGCGTCCGGATAATAGACGGACATCGGATCATTCATATCCATCAGTCAGCCCTCAAGCGACAGTGTTGAAAAGGCTCGACACACCTTTGCCGAGAAGGGAATTTGATAGACCGCCCGTCAATCCACCAGTCAGAGGTGCAGTGAGCAATCCAAGCCCACCACTGACGAGGTTGTTGATGCCCGTCATCTGGTCTTGGTACTGCTGGTTCTGCTGGTCGAAGTTATTCGCAACCAGACCCGTATAATTCGGAGCCGCGACCGAGGCCGAGCCTTGCGGAGCCGCAGAAACGAGTCCGTTCAATCCTTGCAGCAGTCCAAGGCCATTCGCGGCAGTCGTATATGGTGCATTGTACTGGTTGATCGTGTTGGCATCGAGTTGCGATTGAAGGCCCGGAGCTGCGTTCAGGAAGTTCGCCGCCGCGCTCTGATCGGCAAGGGAGTTTGCGCGATCCATATTCCCTTGTGCGTCGGTGTAGACCTCTGAACCAATCGGAATACCCCGTTCTGCCAGCGTCACATCGAGGTTCTTCTGGGCCTGATCACGTCCCGGCTGCTGCAATGCCGAATAGGCGTCGTAGTTGCTTTTGACGATGTTGCCGACCGTGTTGTTGTCGAAGTTGATCGGTGCGGTGGGAAGGTTCCCGGTCTGTGCCGTGAAATTGTTCTGCGCATTGTTTGACCCGCCCTGGAGCAATCCGGACAGCGACGTGTTCTGTCCCGTCACGTTTCCATTGGCGTCTTTTGTAAATGTCGACGATCCGAACGGCCCGTTGTGATCGAGCGAGTTCATATTGATCGTCGATTGCGCAGCGTTGGTGTTATATCCAAGCTGCTTATTGGCAACCTTCGTCGGGTCCGGAGCCTTGGGAGGGTCCGGAAGCAATCCAAACAGCGCCATTTTAAAAGTCCCTCTTACTTAATTCCGCCCGGCTTCATCAAAAGATCGGTCGCGAACCATTCGAGCGATTGAGATTTGCTAGTCACAGACATACGGACAGAAACAGCCCGCCCTTGTCCTTGAATCGTGAACCACTGGGGCTCGGATTGATTGGGCTGCCCCCACGGGCTTCCCCACGGACTTCCCCACGGCGTTGTCGACGTGTCGGCTAGGAGGTCGACGGAATCGCCGACGAGCGAGCGGACGACGTATTCCGTATCAACGCCGATCAAACCTGAGACGGAGCCATTCGCCTGCAGTTTTGGCCGGATAGCCGTAAAGAGGTTTGTCTTGCTCGGTCCGCTCGGAAGTGAAAACGCCCCGTTTGCTTTAGCTGTAATGTCGTCGCCGTTGTCAGAAGGAGCTCCAACAAGATTGACCGTACCGCCCTTCTGAGCGCCGAAATAAAGATCGTTATTGAAGGACTCGAACGCTGACCCGTTCCACGCTCGGTAGGTCGTCCAAGCACCCACACGAGTGTTTAAGACGTACTGTTTCGAGAGAACGCCCGGGCTTTGGGGCACGTTGATGTAGACAACGCCCTCATGGAGTTTTCCGTGCCAGCCCGCATTGCCGCCGTCGAGCTTGGCATCCGAAACAATGGCACTGGCGATTTTGCCCCACGGTTCAAGCTGGGAAAGATCGAGAGCCTGTGTTCCGTCTCTGCTCGGAGCCGAAACCGCCGCCGATATTGGTAGAAGGCCAAGACGAGTGATGACGACGAGCTCGCCGCCGACCTTGAACAAGCACTGTCGTCCAACAGGGACCGCGCCGGCATATTTTCCCTGCAGAGAAAACGTCGTCGCAGGATCGCCCTGATAAATCAGGATTTCACCGGTCGACATGACGAAGACGGTAAAATCATCAGCTCCGTCGCCTGAATCCCGCGACCAAGACCCTATCGCCACGCAATACCCTCCCGAGGCGATCTGCGAGAGTTGGAACTTTGTCAGAGTGCCTGTGACCCCTCCAATCGGGCCATACCAGACGTCGGCTTTGTTATTCTCGCAAAACCAGAGACGGTTTCTGACGAGAGCAACATTGACGAGATTGGAGTTTGTCAGTCCTGAACCAGACCATGCTGTGGTGTTGACCGTAGACCCGTCATAATCGAGAGGCGCATCTACGCCGTTCGCTAAGAACAAATGCCCGTTATAGCACTGTGTCTGCCAGCGATCTTCGGTCAAGCCGGTCTTGATCTGCGTTCCGGAACCCGATGAAGTGACGTCAAAGAGCTTGCCATTACCTCCGGCAATCAGCTTGGTCGATGAAGGTCCGACATAGGCTGAAAGAGTTTTGGTCTCTCCGGAGCCGAGTGACGTTCCGAACAGTTCATAGCCCGGCCGGAGCTGGGTCGTTCCGGATGATGGAAAGAAGTTTTCGAGAACGCGGGCTTCATTCGGCTGTAAGGCCGTAATGTCTTCCCGAAAATTCAACCCGCCATAGGGAGAGGGAATTGAGACGGAGCCGCCCTGCTGGAATTGCGTCGGGCGGTATTTGATCTGAGGGAGTTTTCCCTTCGTGAGAAGCAACGACATTTACGCCGTTCCCCCGCCAAAGCCGGTGTCAGGGATCCCGTCCCACTGCACATACCGAACACCGAGATTGATCCGCCCCTTGCCTCCATCATCGGCAAGACATTCGTCCCGGGGTGCTTCGAAGATTTTATATTCAGCCTCAAACGGGAAGCCTTTGGCCTGTAGGAACCGCCATTTGAGGTCCAGAGTCAGAAGGTCGTCATCCAGCCGGAACGTGTCGTTGTCCGAAGCAAAGGTTCTGACGTAGGAATTATCGGCCTGTTTGATGATCCAGTTTTTCGAATAATAGTCGAAGGCGATCGTTTCGCCGTCCGCGGCTGGCGTGGGATGGAGAAACATCTTCCCGCCCTGCACCCGGAACCAACGGTCGATCGTGGCTCCCTGGGCGATACCAGACTTCAAAAACTGCCAGATTTGACCGGAGGTCGGTCCCATCAAGGGACGGTTGTTGGTCCGGTCCCACTGGGACATGTTCGCAAAGGCACGGAAATCGGCTGGCAGGTCGTAACTTGCCTGATCCGTGACGGTGGAAAACGTGTAGGTATCAATCAGGGATGACCAGCGATTGGTCCTCTCGATAGAATTTCCTCCCTCCATGACGAGGGCGACACACTGGCGGGCCGTCAGATTGCCGTTGCCGACAAAAGAGGAAGGCACTTCAACGCCTCCGATAGCCCGGAGGGCATTGGTGCACACATCGATCAAAGCCAAGGGCAAATCTCCGGCTGCTTCGCTTTCGCAAAGTTGGAAAAGTCAAGCGGGATGTTTGATTGAAGAAACCCGGTTCTCGGGTTAATTATCGTTTTTAGGTTTTTGCGGCGGGCCGCTGAAACGACCCTTTTTATTTCTCGGTTGCAGTACCGAATGGTGGGCTGGCTCAGATGACGACAATGACGGAGACACACCGGCAGCAGCTTCTTCTGCGAGCTCAGCGCCATTATCAAGCTGCTGATTTCTTTGACCGGCAGACGCAACGGCTGCTTCACGATCTTTCATTGCGCTCTGAGCGCGCGCGAGAGGAGCTTGAACGCTCTCGGTCGCGTTCGACTGCTCTTTCAGAATCTGCGATAGCGTTGCCGAGTCCTTCGACCCATAAAGGTCGCCCATCGCCGCTGCGTCGGCTCGCGGCGCGCCTCTGGCCATTTTAGCGCCAACACCGCCGAACGTGATGCCGCTCACGATGGCCGGTAACGCATCCTTCGCGTACTGAACTGGGTCGCTCAGTCGTTTGTCTGCCGCCTGCTGGGCTGGTGATGACGGTGGGAGAGAATACTTGTCGATCGTGTCTCCCAAGGCTCGGGCATCAACGGGAATGGTCGAAGGAATGGCGACCGCGGCTGCCTGCTTCGGGAGAACAGTGCCTTTCCATCGTGCCAGCCGGGCGGCGGCATCCTGAACCGCGCCGACGTCTCCCGATTCTTTTGCCATCAAAAGGTTGGCCAACAGGCTTTCGCCTTTATCAGCGATTTTGTTCAGACCGTACCGCGCCAACACGGCGGAAGCGACAGGTGCTCCAAGCGTCATCCCGAGCGCAACATTTGGGTGCCTCTCTTGGAATGGCTTATTGAGTTCGGCCGCTGCGTTTTTCGCGTCGAGATTCTTCTGCCGCTGAATCAAATCTTGCTGATGCTCTGGCGAGTTCAAATCCTCGTTGTGGCGGATCATCTGATCGAGACCACCGAGTTGATCTGTCAGTCTTTTGACTTCAGCATCAGCGGCGAGATACTTCGGACCCTTCCCCGTTCGGCCTTCCTGATCTCGTGCTGCTGTTGCTGCCGAAAGTTGCTGAGACAAGCGGCTGCGATCTGCATAAAGACCGGGGAGCGGATTATCGGCTCCTTCGGCCTGTGCCGGAGTGGAACTCAACGCGCCTTCGGCGGCCATCGGAGCAACAGTACCCGCTGTGAGCAACGCAGCTAGTCTCGGGGCCGTCGCAACAAGTGGTTCAGCAGCCTTCCCCATGCCTGGAACAGCGGCTAAAGCAGCCTCTGTAAGACCACCAGCGGCTTGGATAGGGTCGCCAGCTAGTGACCCTGCTCTGGCGCTCTGCAGTCCTTCCTTGGCCATCGGAATGCCGCTCAGCATGTAAGCCAAGCTTGCTGGCATAGATGGTCCGCCAGTGCCGAAATAAGGATCATCCGGGTTCCGGATCTCACCTTGGCTCTGCCCGAACTTCAGAGGGGAATCCCCTGACCCGTGCGGGTTGGAGAGAAGAAGGCTTAGGATGCCAGCCATGATGGGTGCTCTCACACTGTTAGGTGCGCTCTAAGAATTCCTTGGCCTTCTTTCGCCAGGTCAGAGCGTTACGGCCTAAGCCCTGGACGACGGTATCCGACATCGCCGCAACCTGCTCTGCGCTCGAAAACCCGAGCTCGCGAAGCCACGCCGCATTCTGGCGGGGAATGAAATCAAGTTCTTCAATCGGCGTGCCGCTGTTCAATACAACAGGTGCTTCAGGCGCCATTTCCTTCCGTGCAGCGTAATGTTCCCAAGCCCCAGGGAACCGAGCACAAAGTTCTTCCTTGTTCCCGTCCCGGCCATCTTTGATGCGCTGCGTGCTGATGTCATGAGAACCGACAATTTTCGATTCGAGCATGGGGACCGTCTTCCAGACGTTCTTTCCCTTCTTATCCGAGGCTATCGGGTCAACCACTTCGCCATCAATAATGCGGCCGACAACCTGGGTTGATTTCTTTCCGTCCTCGAATGCTGCAAACCATTGATCGTTCATCGTGTGCCTATTCCTGCTGTTAAACCCAATAGTCTTTGACCCAGCCTCCGCACTGATGCGGACGCGGTAAGCCATGAAAACAAACGACTGACGCTGATGAAACTTGCTCGCCTCGTGATGCCTTAAATGACACCAGTCGGTCTGGAAGCATCTGCTGCCATATGTCGGGCTCAAGACTGAGCGAGTTGATAAATGCCTGATCCCCACCCGCGAGATCAGGAAACCCCTGATCTTTAAACGTCTGCCAGATCTCGGAACCGAATCCGCCACGCCAGGCCATGACCCCTGACTGGTTGCCGGCAAAGCGCGCATCTACGAACTCGAAAAACTGACCCACCATCGCAAACTCGCCGTCGTAGGCTGCGAACTCTTCGAGCGACCCCGTAATCACCGTATCGAGGTCGAAGAACAAAACTCGTTCTCCGTCATTGAACACGTCCGGCTTGAACAGACTGAGCTTATGCCACCAGCCTTTAAGGTCGGGCTCTGGAAGCGGGCGCTTTTCAATGCCTTCTGCATAGGGCTCGGGATCGTCGGTAAAGCAGACGAAAGAGAACGATTCCAAGTTGCGTCGAACCATGTTGTAGAGTTTTTCGACGTACTCTTTCCCGCGCCCTTGGTAGTTTCCCGCATTGATGCAGGCCACGGTCACCGTTTGGCTTCCTAACGGTCGGAACGCGAAACCAGTCTGCCGACCGGTCCGCAAAGCGACACCGTGCGAACTCTGTCTATGGGGTCGAAATGCGTCCGGGTTCGCCTCCCGAAACGCCTTCCACTCATCCTGTAAAAGACCGTCGCCAAAAACTTCGATCTCTATTGCCGGATCCTGCTTCCACAGCCGTTCCAGCAATTCTGCAAAGTCATAAACCTGACAAAGAAAGTTTAGCCGCGTCTTGCGGCCTTTGTATTCGATCCACTGCTTATCGTCGGCTCTGTCTGGATAGGCATGGGTTGTGGCTCGGAAGCTTGAATCCATGCCGTGCAGTCGAAACTTGCGAAACCCGAGGAAATACCCGAGATCAATCCAGCGTAATCCCATGGTGCATCCGCCACCGATGGCGATCCACTGGTAGGGATAGTTCTCGTCGAGGATGGCTTCTGCACCTTCCGGGTCTTCCATAGAATTCGGTGTAACGTGCCACAGGCGAACGTCGCAGTCCTTGAGCTTGTCGAAGACTTGCGGATCGCAGATCGAGGCCACGTAGTAGCGAACGTCAGGATGAACTTCGATCATATCGGCTATGTGCTCGCCGGCATCCATAATTCCGCAGGCATAGCGGGCACCCTCGATCGGATCGTGATCAAGCAGCCAGCGAAGCGAGCCGTTGACGGCGCAGATGTAGCCTTCCAAGTCCTGATAGGTATCAGCAAGCGACGGACCTCCGCCTGCTATCGACATCACCATGTCGTGCGGCTTGCAGATCGTCGCTTCCGGCAATCCACGCGCGATGTTGACGCGCATGTTGGAGAGCATTTTTGAGGCAGGAACAGCGGGAGAGATGGGGAACTTTTGTAGCTCGCCGCTCTCATCGACCGTCGTAAATTCGCGCATTTTGTGCTAGGGTTTCTCTCTGATTTGCGGAGCGATAGGAGAAGAATATGCTTCAGCAGTTAAAGTGGTATCTGTTCGACTTGCGCTACTGGTGGGAAGACCGGCCGCGCTTTCCGAAATTCTGGCGAAAGCCACAGCCCCTGCCGTCCCTCGACTATCTCGTGTCAGAGGCGATGGCGAACACCGATTGCAGCGAGGCCATTGCCGCTAACGTGCTTGGTAACAACGCTCTGTTCCAGCACTTGCAGAAACGGAAGCAGTAAGAGGAATGGGAGGTGCGAGAGCCGAAACCCCCGCACCAAAGCATCAACCTGTCGGAGCGGTACGGCGAAGCGTGAACGGACGATTGATTTCAAACTCGCCCGCCAGGTCGCCAACAGTGACAGTCGCACCGTTGCGGCCATGAGCACCAACGATCACGTCACCGGCAACAGACGTATCGTCCATCGACCCCGCTGTGGAGGTCAGATAAACAACACCGTTGTCGGCGTACTGTGTGAGGCACTTGCCGATGGCGCGGCCCTTGATCTGACACCAACCGAATTTGGTGGTGGCATCCAAGGTCGCCATCATCGTTCCAATCAGATCATACGCACCGCTGGCGACCGCCAGGATGGTCAGACCTGCCTTGCTGCGAATACCGGCCCATGCGTTGAGTGCGCCAGAAGCGACACCCTTCACATAGATGAATTCGCCTTCGCCGTAGTTTGTCGTCCCGACGTCCTTGCAGCGCATGACTGTGCCGAAAGGATGGTTTTGAACTGTCGAAGTCTGGTTGATCGGCTGCATGCCGATCCGGCCATCGACGGTTCTCCAGGTTCCTGCTGTCTTACCCATTTAGGTCTCCTGTTTTTCCAAGACGCATTACAATCGAGGCCAACGCATTACGAGTTGGAGGGAGGCCACCCACGCCAACGCAGGCCGTACCGCTCCCGAGCGTGAACCCGGAAGCGGCAAAGGCTACGTTGGCGGTTATGCCGTGATGACGCCCTGCAGCGAGGCATTGCTGAGCGTGAGATTGCCGCCCCAATACATCGGGACCACATAGGCGTCCTGATTGACGGACGATTTTCGATCAAGCGTCACGAAGTTTCGATCCGAATGTGGACGCAGGAAAATATAGTCCGTGTTGAGGAGATACATGCGGGTCGCCGCGCAGTTCTTGTCGTAAACGACATCGGCACCCTTGTACTTGTACGACACGAAGCCGGCGTCAGCCATTTTCGCATCCGTGAAGCGCTGCTGCGGCTGCAGCGATTCCTCGTAATAGGTGAAGTACGTCGAGCCGGCGACGAGAAGGTCCGGCGCATCGGTACCGCGGATGCAGTTCAGATACGTGGTGTTCATCGCGTGCTGGATCGTGGTCGACGATGCCGTTACCGAGTTGTCGGAAAAGTCATAGGCCTGGTTGCGCCACCAGGCGTTCGACAAACGGTCAATGCCGCCAACGGTGCCAGACGTCGGCGCATCAGCAACAAGAAACTGCAGACCGCCAATCGACTTGCCGCCGTTTTCGGTATTCGAATAGAACAGCGCGCGGCCCATCGCGTTCTGCATCGTCTTTTCACAAACCAGAATTCGCGACTTGATCAGGTTGTGAACGGCCTGCTTGCCGTTGTTCTGCATCTCCTCGAGACCAGAAACCGTCACGTTGGCGTTGAGCTGCTTCCAATCGAAGTTTGCCGACGTTAAAACGTCGGAAGCTTCTACGGAAAGAGTTTCGTAGCCACTGTACCAAGACAGGGTTCCCGTCTCGGCATACATGAGGTTCTCGAGGATCTTCACGCCGCCCGAAATCGGATCGACGTTGCCCTTCTTATTGAGACGAGCGAGGAGCGGATTGTGCCCGAGGACGTTATCCGCGAACTTGTCGCGGTAGTTATCGAGCGTAGTGGAGATGATCTCCGTATAGTTGCTGTTCGGAATGGCCATTGAAGCCTCCATCTAGGGTTAAAACCTAGAGGCCTACCTTGCTCATGGCCTGCGAGAGAGCATCATCAAGAGAGTTGGTCTTCGGCTTTGTCGAGACGACGCCGGCCGCGGGCTTGACGCTCGTGACCTTCTTCGCTCGTTCGGCATCCCGCTTCTTTTGCGCTTCCTGGATTTTCTTCTGCGCTTCGGCTTCGATAAAGCTCTGACGCAAGTCCTTCCGTGCATAGACGGCCATATCGTAGGCCGCTTTCAGCTTGTCCGGGCCGTCCGGCATCTTTGACAATTCCGGGTCGGCATCCATAAGCGCCCCCATGTGCGCCATGACGGTGTCGAAATGGGGGTATTGAAGCTGGCCGTGCTCGTCCAATGCCTGCCTGAAGGACTGGATATGTCCGTTCAAGACATTCGTGGCGTTGACGAGTTGGGCCTGGGCTGCTCGCTGTCGAGACTGTTGCTCTTGATCGATGACCCCCTGCAGCTTTTGCAGCTGGGCCTCTAACTGGGCCACCTTGGGATCAGCAAGCAGGCGGGCGATTTCGTCGTCCTGTGCCTGTGCCGGGTCTTTGGGTGGCGTCTGAGGTGGGGCCTGAGAAATTCCGAGCTGTTCGGGCGTAACGCGAAGGTTCTGCATAGCCCACTTGACGTATTCGACGGGCTTCTGCGTTGCGAACTTCTGGAGGGAGTCGAGATAT